AAATCACTTGCAGGCTGGCTTCATGCAGGCGGCAGCAGTCGTGAGGACATAGAAGACAATGTATCTGTATTGCGCCAGCGCACCCGTGATTTATACATGGGCGTGCCGCTGGCAAACGGGGCAGTCAAAACCATGCGCACCAACATTGTTGGACGTGGACTGCGGTTGAAATCGACCATTGACGCAGAAACGCTGGGAATTTCACCAGAAGAACGCCGGAACCTTGAAAAAAAGATTGAAAAAGAGTGGTCTATCTGGGCTGAAAGCAATGATTGCGATATGTCAAGGATAGACAACTTTTACGAGTTGCAGCAGTTGGCTTTTATGAACTGGCTTATTTCCGGGGATTGTCTGGCGGTACTGCCAGTCAAACCACGAATAAACCAGCCGTATGACCTGCGTGTGCAGCTGATAGAAGCAGACAGACTTTGCAGCCCGGACAACTGCGACACAATGGACAACAAGATTGTTGGAGGTGTAGAGGTTGACAAGTCCGGGGAAGTGATAGCGTATCACATAGCGAACCACCACCCGTTGTCATACGCATACAATGACATAAGCTGGCAGAGGGTTGAAGCATACGGACAAAAGACCGGAAGAAGAAACGTGCTTCACATGATGAACCGGGAAAGAATAGGACAGCGCAGGGGCGTTCCATTCCTTGCACCAGTCATTGAAAGTTTGAAACAGCTTGGAAGATACACGGACGCAGAGCTTGTGGCTGCGGTTGTGTCTGGTATGTTTACCATTTTCATTGAAAAGGCAGACGCCAGCGCAGAAGACGCCATAGGAAGTATGCTGCCGGAAGAAGTGCAGGTGGACGCAGAAGACGAAAGCACCATTGAACTTGCGCCGGGCGCCGTTATCGACTTAAACGAGGGCGAGAAAGCACACGACACGAACCCCGGAAGACCAAACGCCAATTTTGGCGGCTTTGTAGAAGCAATATGCCAGCAGATAGGCGCAGCACTTGAAATTCCGTATGAATTACTTGTGAAGCGTTTTAATTCCAGCTATACAGCCAGCAAAGGTGCGCTGGAAGAAGCATGGAAAATGTTTAATATGTACCGTGATTGGCTATCAACGGACTTTTGCCAGCCAGTGTACGAAGAATGGCTGACAGAAGCGGTAGCAAAAGGACGTATCAAAGCACCGGGCTTCTTTACTGACCCAGCAATCAGAAAAGCATATTGCGGGGCAAAGTGGAACGGACCTGCAAAAGGTATGCTTGACCCGGTAAAAGAGGTTACAGCCGCAGAAAAGAGAGTGTCAAACGGCTTTAGCACCAGAAGTGATGAAGCAATGCAAATGACGGGAAGCAACTTTTATAACAATGTCGAACAGTTGAAACACGAAGAAAAAGAACTGAAAGAGGTGAAGAAAATTGCCAATGGAACCACAAACAAACAGAACACCCCAGCAGAACCAGCAGACAATGCCGGGAATGAACCAGCAACAGGACAGCAGAACGCCGGGCAATCCTTACGGGGTGACAACAAATAAATTCTGGAACTTTATCCCGGCAGCCGGGGACAAGCCGCCGGAACTGCTTTTATACGGCGCAATAAGCAGCCAGCAGTCATGGTGGGAAGACAGGGTGACACCACAGCAATTCAATCAAGAACTTGCGGCGCTTGGTGATGTGCCGGAAATTATCGTGCGCATTAACAGCGGCGGCGGTGACGTGTTCGCAGCAAATGCGATTTTTACAAGATTGAAAGATTGTTCAGCGAAAGTGACAGTCAAAATTGATGGCTGGGCAGCTTCCGCAGCCACAATTATTGCTATGGCAGGCGACACAATCAAGATTGCCAGAAACGGTGTATTTATGATACATGACCCCGCAATGACAGTCTGGGACACTTTCAGAGCAGAAGACTTTTTGAAAATGGCTGATGAACTGAAAGTGATTAAACAAAGCATTGTCAATACATATGCCAGCAAGACTGGCAAAAAGACAGAGGACATAGAACAGCTTATGTCAAATGAAACATGGTGGACGGGCGACATTGCCGTTGAAAACGGCTTTTGTGATGAATTGATGTTTGAAGACAGCACAACAGTTGTTGAAAACTCTTCAAAAATCGTTGTCAATTCAGTGCCTATTGACGTTTCTATGTTCAAGAGTATTCCAACCCAGTTATTAAACAGCCCGCACAATCAAAATCCGGGTAGTTTAGTAAATAGTGCAACAGAACCTATCAACAAGCCACAGGAAAAGGAGGAACCAGAAATGGCAGCACCAGAAAACAAAATCACAACGGTTGACGCACTAAAAGCCGCATACCCGGATTTAGTAGCGACAATCCAGAATGAAGCAGCAGCCGCAGAACGTGCCAGAATTAAAGGCATTGAAGACTTGGCAAACGGCAACTATGACGCAATCGCAAAGGACGCAAAGTTTGACAACCCTATTTCTGCACAGGAAATGGCAGTTAAAATCATTTCAGAGCAGAACAAAGCGGGCGGCAACTACATTCAGAACCGCCAGCAGGACGCAGAAAACAGCGGTGCAAACGGCGTGCAGGGAGCAGCACCGGAGGACAACGCAGGAGAGAACGGCAAGAACGTGTTTGACGCCGCTATTGACAAGTTGTTTCCAGACGAGAAATAAGGAGGTACAAGCAAATGGGTGAATATGCAGTAGAAAAAAGAGAAATCACACCGAAGAACTTTTTTGCTGGTGATTTTCCAACAGTACCGGAAACCGGAACAGCAAATGCAGCTATCAAGGAATATGCACCAGTAATGATTGACACTGCGAATGACAACAAGATTATTCCAGTTGCAAAAGGAAGCGAAGCAAGCGCAATCGGTATTGCTGCTGCGGCAGCAGGAAACGGCGAACCAGTAACATATTACATGACAGGTGAGTTTTTCGCTGACGCATTAGCACTTGAAGCCGGGGCAGATTTAGCAAAAATCAAAGAAGCACTGCGAAAAGTATCAATCTTTTTGAGATAAGGAGGAAAAACAACAATGGCAAATGAAGTATCTATTTACGAACCACGAACAATGGGCAGAGTGGTTCAGAAATTACCGCCCGTGCGTACTTTTTTTAGAAGTACATTTTTCAAGCATGAAGAAACATTCGTAACAAAGAATGTTGATGTTGATTTCAAGAAAGGAAGCAGAAAGGTTGCACCGTTTGTCAGCCGTGTAATTGGTGGAAAGGTAGTGCCAAACACTGGCTATGAAACAAAGACCTACACGCCGCCTTTAGTTGCACCGGAAAAGGTCACAACGGTTGACGACCTTTTACAGCGCAGACCGGGTGAAAGCCTTTATTCTGGCAGAACACCTGCGGAACGTGCAGTGCTTAAAATGGCTGATGATTTCAAGGAACTGCGAGAAATGATTTTACGCCGTGAAGAGTTAATGTGCGTACAGACCATTTTTACTGGCACAATCCCTATCATTGGCGACGGAGTAAATGAAGTGATTGACTTCTCTTTTACAAACAAAGAGAAAATCACAACGGCAGCGAAGAAGTGGACTGCTGACACTTCCGACCCTATCGCAGATTTGAAGCGCTGGCACGAAACCGTACAGAAGACCGGATTTGTAAACTGCGATATTTGCGTTATGGGTGGCGACGTTGCAAATGCGTTTGTAAATCATGCAAAGGTACAGAAAATGCTTGATGTGAAAAACTTCAATCTTGCGGTTATACAGCCTAAACAGTTACCGAACGGCGTCACATACCTTGGAACCATTCACGAACTGGGACTTGATATTTACAAGTACAATGAGTGGTATCTTGACGACTGGACAAACCCGGACAAACCGGAGGACAAGCCGCTTGTACCTGCTGACAGCTTGGCACTGTTAAGCACAAACGCTGATTATTCCATGTACTATGGAGCAATCACACTTATTAAGGAGCCGGACGGCAACTTTATGACCGTAGAGGGTAAATATGTACCGGACACATGGACAAAACGCAAGCCTGCCCGCCGCTTCCTCAATCTGTCTTCTGCACCGTTATGCGTTCCGCATGATGTAGACAGCTGGTTTGTTGCAACACCTATCTAATGGACTTCAAAGCACAGCTTGCCAGTGACATGAAAGTGTTTCACAACTGCGGAGAAATGGCAACTATGACTGATATATGGTATCAAGGCAAGAAACACTATTTGCCCATAATCATTGACCACACGGCAGCCGACGAACGGCAGAGAGGAAACGGGGACAATGCAGAGGGCATAAACCGTGCTTCTTGTCTGGTGTATATGTCATTATATGATTTTGGTTGTGTTCCAAAAAAAGGACGCCAGCTTGAAATTGACGAAGCCGGGGCAATCAATATGTATAACATTTCAAAAGCAGACTGCGAGGACGGGGAAATAATTCTTGAATTGGAGATGTTGGAAGAATGATTGAAATAACATCTGACGCAATAGAAAGAGTGGGAACCCTGCTGGCAGACGTTCCAAAAGGTGCAGAAAGAGTATTTGCCAGCGCTATGAACCGTGGTATTTCCAGAGTGAAGACACAGGCAATAAAGCAGGTAAAAACCGTATATGCCGTAAATGGCGCAGCACTGACGAAAGCAACCAGAATAAATATAACCAAAGCCAGCACGGGAAACCTTGCGGGCTTTGTTTCGTTTTCTGGCGTGAAAATACCGCTGTACAAATTCAAAGTAACGCCGACGAAGCCCGGAACTGGAAAACAGGTGCGGGCAGCAGTTAAAAAAGGCGGTAGCGGGACACCATTTGAAGACGCTTTTATTGCGGAAATGAAAAGCAATGGTCACACCGGAGTATTTGAGAGGACAGGGCGCAAGCGTTTTCCGATTGAAGAAAAAATGGGACTATCAGCAGCACAGATGGTGGGAAACGAAGATATTATAGACGGGCTGGAAAAGGAAGCACAAGAACTGGTAAATGAAAGAATTATACACGAAATGAACAGGATTTTGAATGGTTATGGAGGGTAAAGAACTATGACACCAGTTTTTTTGTTGGAAGAATTGCAGAAATTCATTAGTTCCAAAACGTCGGACATTATTTTGCCAGTGCGAACCAGAACGGGAAGCAGCGAAGAAAAAGAAAGAGCAGCAGCAGTTTATAAAATGGGGCTGCCGGAAGCAGACGACGTACAACAGAAAGTGCCATACATTCTGTTAAAGTTCCTAACAGGGACGGACGACAAGAAAGCAGGCGAACCAGAGGAAGACAGCTGCAAAGTAAGAATAATATTTGCGGTGTATTCAGAAGATGGGCAGGACGGACCGCTGGCACTTCTCAATCTGATTTTGAGAGTGCGCAGCGAATTGAAGAAAGCCGGGACAATCGGCGGCGGTCAATTTGCTTTGGAACTGCCGCTGGAATATATCGTATATCAAGACACCACGCCGCCATACTACATGGGCGAAATGGTGACAAATTGGAGTATGCCAGTCACGCAACGTGATGTGGCAGAGATTTTGCACAATTTATAGACAGGAGGAAGACGAAATGGCAAAAGCGACCACAGCAAGCGCCACAGCAGCCGAAAAGGACGCTAAAAAGGTGCAGGCGGTAGAAAATACCACAACAGAAGAAAAAGCCGTAAAAACGGCAAATACGCAGTCGGAAACAGTAAAGCTGATTTACATTGGACCGAACCTGCCAAAAGCAATGCTGCCATGCAACAAGATTTTTGAGGGAACAGACAAAGAGATTGAAGAAGAACTTTCTTTCATTCTTGAAAAGTTCCCGCTTGTAAGAAAAATGCTGGTTCCTATTTCCGAACTGGCAGACAAGAAAGACAAGGTGAAGACAACCGGGAATGTATACAACAAGTATTATTCAGACTTAAAGGCTGCCGCCCTTGCATACGCAGAACAGGAGGTATAACAAATGAGTGACGTATCACATGGAGTAAACGCCAGCAAGACAAACAATGGCGCAATCACGCCCGTGTCCGTAGATACTGGCGTGCATTTTGTGGTTGGAACAGCACCCGTGCAGATGGTAAACGGAAAAGTAAATGAAGTCATTATGGCTTCAAGCTACAAAGAAGCAGTGCAGGCGTTGGGATATTCCGACGACTGGAAGAAATACAGTCTTTGTGAAGAGATTTACACAGCGTTTACATTGTTCAATTCTGCACAGGTGTTCTTTGTAAATGTTCTTGACCCTAAGAAACACAAGAAAACAGTTGATGAAACACAGATGGACGTTGTAGACGGTCAGATTGTATTACCTGCGGAAGCAATCGCAGGCAGTGTGGAAATCACAGGAAAGACAGCCGGGGAAGATTACGAAGTATTTTACAGTGACACAAACTGCATTGTGGAGTTCTTAAAAGAAACCACGGGCAAACTTACTGTGAAATATGACGCCGTGGACGCTTCACAGGTCACAAAAAATGATATTATCGGCGGTTACAGCGTAAGCACACACAAGACAACAGGACTTGAACTGATTAACAATGTATTTCCGCTTTACACAAAGGTTCCAGACCTTATTTTGTGTCCGAATTGGTCACATGACGCAGAGGTTGCAGCTGTAATGTCTGCAAAAGCAGAGAATATCAACGGACTGTTTGAGGGCGAAGCAATTCTGGACATTGACTGCACGGCAGAAACCGGGGCGACATACTACACGGAAGTGCCAGCATGGAAGAAACAGAAAAACTTCACAAAAAGAACAGAAGTTGTCTGCTTCCCTAAAGTTGCGCTGGGAGATAGAGTTTTCAATCTTTCAACACAGCTTGCAGCCAGTATGTCAGCCGTAGACAATGCGGAAGAGTACGGCGGCGGCACACCTTGCGAGAGCGCTTCAAACAAGGGTATACAGGCAGACAGAATGGTTACTGCGGACGGTTCGGAAGTAGTCATGGATATTCAGCAGGCAAACTACTTGAACGAAAACGGCGTTGTGACCGCACTTAATTTCTTTAATGGCTTTGTAAGCTGGGGAAATTATACGGCTTGTTATCCTGCCAACACAGACGTGACAGACTATTTCTACTGTATCAACCGTATGTTCAAGTGGGTTGCAAAGACACTTATTTTGACGTACTGGAACTACATTGACAGAGGAATTAAAAGACGTCTGATTGACGCAGTTGTGCAGTCAATCAATGATTGGCTGGCAAGCCTTGCAACTGATGAAAAAATTATTGGCGGGCGTGTGGAGTTAAACGAAAGCGAAAACAGCACAAGCCAGCTTGCGGCAGGAATTGTGCGTTTTCACATTTACATGACACCGCCATCACCAATGCAGAAAATGGACTTTATGCTTGAATATGACTTGTCATATCTTACAGCATTGATGGCAGCATAACAGGAGGTGAAACAGAATGTCAAAAGTTGACGAATTAGTTATTAACTATGCGATTTACGAAGACGCCGTAGAATATCTGGGAACCACAGAAGTGACACTGCCAGACTTGGAGTACATGACGGAAGAGTTGAGCGGCGCAGGCATTGCGGGAAATATCGAAGAAATCATTATCGGTCACTTAAATGCAATGTCAACAACTTTCAATTTCCGAACTGTCACAGCGGCAGCAGTCAAGCTGATGGAACCACGGGTACACAGAATTGACCTGCGAGTTGCACAGCAGAGAATGAACCTGCGCACAAGCGCAAACGAAGTGTCCGGCGTTAAGCACATTATGAAAGTAAAGCCGAAGAAGACAGCACTTGGAAAAGTTGCGGCAGCTTCAACAGCTGATGTAAGCGGTGAATATGCCGTTTCATACTATGCAATGTACTTGGACGGTTCAAAGGTAACGGAAATTGACCCGTTAAACTTTGTGTGCATTATCAATGGCAAAGATTACTTAAAGGACGTCAGAAAAGCATTAGGCAAGTAAAAAAGACAGCAGGAGCCAGCGGGAAGACCGCTGGTTTTTTCCTGCCTAAAATCAAAGATATGGAGGAATAAACAATGTCAGATACAACAAATACAACTGAAAACATGGAGCAGGTAACAGAGCAGGAAAAGGAAATGCAGGAAGCACAGGCAAGCGGCGTGGTCAATTTTGACGACAAGAAGAAAGACAAGGAAGAAGACGGCAGTTTGAATTATACACACACATTCAAAAAGCCCAGAGAGATTGAGGGAAAGAAGTATACAAAATTAACTTTCTATTTTGACAATTTAACTGGTGAAGATATTGAAGCAGTAGAGCAGGAACTTGCAGACCAGAACAAATATGCACTTTCACCGGAAATTTCCTCTGCGTTCCAGTGTATTCTTGCGGCAAAAGCTGCGGGGGTTGCTTCTGATGAAATCAGACGTCTTCCGGTAGGCGATTACATGAAGATTAAGAACAAAGCAAGGGATTTTTTAATTGCTGCGGGCTACTAAAAATTAAAGAACCCGCAAAGTTCATAAGAAAGCAGATATACAAAATGTCAAGGGCTTCACATACGCCCGTCCCGTTCTGGCTGCAAATGCCTATACGCAGACTTTTTGCATGGATTGAAACCATAAATGAAGTGGAAAAAGAAGAAGCGGAAGAGCAGAAACAGAACAGCAATAATGCGTAGGGAGGTGAAACAGCTTGGCAGGGTCACAAAAGGAATTTGAACTGCTTTTTAAGCTGAAAGCGTCGCTGGGTGGCAATTTTAACAGCACATTCAAAAGCGCAATTAACACCAATAACCAGTTACGGGACAGCTTAAAAAATGTCAATTCCCTGCAATCAAAGATTGACGGTTACACAAAGCAGTCTGCCGCTATTGATAAGAACAAAGAACGGCTGGCGCAGCTTAACGCAGAGCATGACCGATTACAGCAGGAATTGCAGCAGACAGGCGAACCCACAGAAGCACTGCGGAAGAAGCTTGAAAAGAATGAAAACCAGATACAACAGACCACTGCCAAAATCGAAGAACAGGAAAAACAATTAAACAGTTATGCCGACGAACTGAAAGCAGCCGGAGTAAATACGGATAATCTGGAAGAAGCCAACGGAAGACTGCAAAAGTCTTATGAAAAGCTGCAAACTTCACAGCAGACGTTGCAAAAACTGAATGACAAGCAACAGCAGGTAGAACAGAGCATTTCAAAGACAAAAGGACAACTGCTGGGAACTATTGGCGCAATTAGTGCCGTAGCCGCCGCAGTGTATGCAGGACCCGTGCAGGCAGCACAGCAGTACGAAAAAGCAATAGCAAAGGTGGGAACCATTGCAGATACGCAGGAAGTCCCACTGGGCACATTGTCACAACAGATAATGGAACTGTCAAACAAGACAGGAATTGCAGCCAATGCCATTGCTGATGATGTGTACAACGCTATATCTGCCGGGCAGAAGACAGGTGACGCCGTAAACTTTGTTACAAACAGTACGAAGTTAGCAAAAGCCGGATTTGCGGAAAGTTCGCAAACGCTGGACGTATTAACAACCGTATTGAACGCATACGGCATGAGTGCGGACAAAGTAAGCACGGTATCAGATATGCTGGTACAGACGCAGAACAAAGGTAAAGTGACAGTAGGAGAACTGGCAAGCAGCATGGGTAAAATCATACCGACTGCAAACGCCAGCAATGTTTCACTGGAACAGTTATGCGCCGGATATGCAATAATGACCAGCAAAGGTATTGCAGCCGCAGAAACGACAACATACATGAACAGTATGTTAAATGAGTTGTCAAAGTCTGGAAGTACGACAGACAAGCTATTGCGGCAGAAGATGGGCGGCAGCTTTGCAGAATTGATGGCAAGCGGTAAATCACTTGGGGAAATTCTGGGAGGTATACAGGAAGAAGCCAGCAAGTCTGGTCTTGCCCTATCTGATATGTTCAGCAGTTCAGAAGCCGGAAAAGCGGCAATGTCGCTTCTGTCAAACGGAGTTGACGGCTTCAATTCAAGCGTACAAGACATGGTAAACAGCGTTGGGGCAACAGACAGCGCATTTGCCAAAATGGAAGACACCACAGAAGCCAAAATGGAAAAGGCAAAGAACAGTATAGCAAACTTGGGTATTGTTCTTGGTCAAAACTTACTGCCGATTGTCGGAAATCTGGCAGACAAAGTGGCAGTTGTAGTCACTAAAGTTTCAGAATTTGCAGCAGCAAACCCAAAATTAGTGCAAACAGCCCTAAAGGTAGCAGCGGGGCTGGCAGCATTGAAAGTGGGAATGTTGACAACAAAGCTGGTTACATTATCAGCGCAAGACGGCATATTGTCACTGGCAAAAAAGCTGGTGGGACTGCGTGCCGGATTTATTGAAAACGCAGCAACAAGCGTAAGTTTTGCGGAAAAGCTGAAAACAGCCGGAAGCGGTATATTGTCATATTTTGGCAATGTAAAAGGCGCTATGGGCGGCGTAGGTTCTGCAATAGGTAATATATTCAGTGGCAACAGAGTTATTGGAGCAGTAACAGGCTTTATGGGCGGCGTGAAGCAGTCCATTGTCAGTGGCTTTTTAGGAATTGCAGGAAAAGCAAGCGGAGCATTGACAGGAGCCGGGACAAAAATGCTGGGACTTATGCTGAAACCATTTTCACTAATTGGCGGCAAGCTGGGTCCGATACTTGGAACGGTAGGCAGTGCGATTGCAAACAGCCCACTTGGAAAAGTAGGCGGCTTCATAACAAAGGGAATTACCGGAGCATTTAGCAAGGCAACAACACTGATTGCACCGCTGGGAAATGCGGTAAAAACGGTGCTGGGTCCTATTGGAAACCTTGCAAAAACAGCGCTGGGACCGCTTGGAGGTATTGCAGGAAAGATACTGCCAGTTGTGGGCGTTATCACAACAATTATTACAGTAATACAGCTTGTAAAGAACCATCTTGAAGAGATAAGGGGATTTATACAGCGGACTTTTGGTGATGAAGCACTGGCAGTCTTTGACAAGATTGTTTCAGTCATTACCAACATAGGCGACACCATAAAGAATGTGTTTTCTGATGGGAACATAGGTGCAGCCCGTGACAAGATACAAGAGTTGTTCGGAGATAAAGGCGCAGCAGTCTTTGACACGTTCGTAAATGTACTGGGAACAGTCAAGAACGCAGTTTCAGAGGTTGTGGGCTTTATAACCACATACGTTGTGCCAGTTGCAGAACAGGTATTGCAGGTAATTGTTACACAGGTAATACCGGGGATTGTTAGTTTTATTCAAGCGGCAGCCCCAACCATTATGCAGATTATACAAAGCATTGCTGATTTTATCGGTGCAATTATTCCAGTGATAGGAAGTTTCATTGCTGGTCTTATGCCGATTATTTCAGAAATAATCACATTCATTTCAACTTATGTTTTGCCGATTATTTCAGAATTATTCAGCTTTATTTGTAGCACGGTGCTTCCGGCAATTTCCGCAGCAATTCAAGCAATTTTGCCAGTGGTGACAAACGTATTGCAAACGCTTTTACCTGCGATACAAACAGCACTGACAACAATCTGGAACATAGTTTCACCAATAATTCAAGGAATTTTAGCAGCAATACAATTTGCAATGCCAACAATCCAGTCAATCGTACAAAGCGGAGTTCAAGCAATTTCCGGTGTAATTTCTGGAATTGCAACCGTACTGAATGGAATTATCACTTTCATAACTGGTGTATTTTCCGGGAACTGGCGGCAGGCTTGGGAGGGCATAAAGCAAATATTTTCTGGAATTTGGCAGGGTATCAAGTCAGTGTGTACGGGAGTTATCAACGGCATTATATCTGCGGTCAACACGGTTATACGTGGATTGAACAAAGTAAAAGTGCCAGACTGGGTGCCGGGCGTAGGTGGAAAGGGTATAAACATATCTGAAATACCTATGCTGGCGAAAGGTTCCAAAAATACACCAGACACGTTCATTGCTGGTGAAGCGGGACCAGAGTTAATCACGAACGCACCGGGGCGCACGGTGTTTACAGCAGACCAGACAAGAAACATTCTGGCTGCACAGAATACGGCAGCCACAACAGCGGCAGCGGTAGCGCCAACAGCACAGACCACAACAGCACCGCAGACGGTGAATAACTACAACACAGCGCCAGAGGTAACAGCAGGCGCAGGAAGCGGCGGTGGAAGTGCAAACAACGTAACTATCAACAACAGTCCGACAATCGTTATCAACGGGGACAAGCCGGAAGACTTGGACGCAAAACTGGAAGAGAACAACAGAAAGTTGCTGCGTGACGTTGAAGACCTGATGGACGAAAAAGAAGACAAGGAGAAGCGGCAGAAATATGACTAAAAGCTACACAACCATATCTGGGGATATGTGGGACAAGATAGCGTTTGAACAAATGGGAAGTGTCCTGCATACAGATAAGCTGATGAAAGCCAATGTCAAGTACGCCAGCACCTACGTTTTCCCTGCCGGGGTTGTATTAACAATCCCGGAAGTGGAAGACGAAGAAGACTTGGAACTGCCACCGTGGAAAAGGGGGCTGCTGACGTAGAATGAGCGCAAAAGACATGGCACGCCGGGTGGAACTACGGTTGAAATTTCAAAACGTAAAAGTCCCGGCAGATATAAATAAATATTTAAGCAGCCTTACTTTCACTGACGAAGACGAAGACAACGCAGACGATTTACAGCTTGCGTTTGATGATAGAGAAAGAAAGTGGCTGGGAAGCTGGCTGGAAGTAAAGCCGACTTTCATTAAGACCACAACGACGGTGCAAAAGCAGGTTGAAGCTGCAAGCGTTGTCAATTATGTGGTCAAAAAAGGTGATACGCTTTGGGCTATTGCCAAAAAGTATCTGGGAAGCGGTACAAAATACCCGCAGATTGCTTCTGAAAACAATATTAAAAACCCTAACTTAATATATCCGGGGCAGGTTTTCAAAATCACAACGGGCGGTACAGCAACACAGACGGTCACAGAAACGAAAGAAACAACAAAGAAAGTGTCTGACCCTAAATTGATAACAGCAACGATTGTTCAGAAGAACTGGCACGACAACGGCAAAGACGCCGTGCTGGACTGCGGGACATTTGAACTGGACAGCGTAGACGCCAGCGGACCGCCAACAAAAATCACACTAAAGGGCACGTCAATTCCTTATACTTCCAAAATGAGAGTAGAAAGAAAATCAAAGGCGTGGGAAAACACCAATTTGAAAGTGATTGCGGAGCAGATAGCGTCCGAAAGCAGCTTGAAACTGATGTACATTGCGGACAATATACCAAAGTACAAAAGAAAAGAGCAGGTACAGACGTCGGACATTGTGTTTTTACAGAAATTATGTAAAGCGGCAGGGCTTGCGCTGAAAGTAACCACAATGAATGTGGTTATCTATGACGCCGCAGAGTATGACAGCAAGCCACCTATAAAAACCATAAAATATGGCAGCGGTGATTATATTTCATACAAGCTGGGAACCAGCCTGCATGATACAGCATACACCAGCTGCCATGTTTCGTATACGGACCCGGACAGCAAAGAAACGATTGAAAGCACATACACGGCAGACAGCACAGAGGGAACCGGGCAAACACTTGAAGTCAACGAAAAGGTCAGAAGCACAAATGAAGCATACGAACTGGCAAAAAAACGGCTACGTGAAAAGAACACACAGCAGTTTACAGCAAGTTTCACAATGCTTGGTGATGTGCAGCTGGTGGCAGGTGCCACAGTTAAATTAAAAGGCTTCCAGAAGTTTGACAGAAAGTACAAGATTACCAAAGCGACCCACAAATTGACGGGAGGATATACAACACAGATTGAATTACAACAGGTATTGGAGGGCTACTAATGGCAGACATGACAGAGTTAAAAAACATAGTGCGGCTTGGCACCGTGCAGAGTGTGAACGCCAGCAAAATGACAGCCCGTGTGAAGTTCAAGGACAAAGGCGGTATCACTTCCGGTGATTTAAGAATTATAAAACGCCCAGTGTACGTTGTGCCAGCAATGGAAAGCGGGGCAGAGGGGCAGACAGCAAAAACAACACTGAAATATGACTACAACGGGCAAATGTTAAAGGAAGTAAGCCACAACCATGAAGCATTTGTGACAGAGTGGACGCCGGGCGTCAATGATATGGTGCTTTGCATAATGGTTCCAGACGGCGACGGCGACGGCTTCATAATCGGGGAGGTGTAGAGCATGGCAAAAATAGGAAGTCTGGGAAGTCTGGTTTTTTCAGTTTCAGAAAACACCGTGCGCACCTTTGATGAATTAAGCTGGAAAGTGTCTGCGAAGTATGCAACGCACGACAGACACATTAAGCGTGATGTATTGGAGTTTTTAGGACCGGAACCCGGAACAATCAGTTTCAAAATGGCGTTCAGTGTATTTCATGGAACAAACCCACTGAATGAAATTAAGAAATTGAACAAAATGTGCAACAAGGGCAATGTTTCAACACTGGTTTTAGGTGGCAAGAAATACGGCTCTTATAAGTGGGTAATAACAGGCGTTAGCAGCACATTGAAACGCTATGACAACAAAGGCAACTGCTGGGCTGCGACAGCAGACGTGACACTAAAAGAATATCCAAAGAGGTGATGAAACATGGACGTGATAAGGGGCGACGGGTCACTATTGACAGAAATTGACCTTGCACCAGCAAATGACCATCAAGCAGTCATACAAAATATTGCGGTTATTCTGGACACGGTGCAGGGTTCCTGCCCTATGTTCCGTGATTTTGGTTTGCCCGGCAGCCTATACGGAAGACCGCAGCCAGTAGTTGAAAATATACTGGTGGGCTATCTGTACGACCAGATAGAAGAATTTGAACCACGGGCACAGGTTGCAGACATTACATTTGAACATGACGCAGCCACAGGGCGCACAATACCTATTATTTATTTGGAGGAGGTGGAAACAGACAATGAGTGACAGAAAATATCCAGACATTGACTTTGTGGAAACCGACACGGAAACAATAGAAAGCAACTTGATTGCACTATATGAAAACTTTGTACAGCAGGTGCCGGGGCGTGAACGGTACAAAGTGTACCCAGCGTCACCGGAAAGGCTTTTTATTGCGTGGGTTGCAAATATCATTGTGCAACAGCGTGTCATTATCAATGAAACGGCAAAAAAGAACGTGCCACGTTATGCAGACGGTGAATACTTGGATAGCTTGGCAGAATTATTCAAGGACTTGGAAAGACTGCCAGCAAGCCCAGCGTCTGCAATGTTCCGTTTTTATATTTCAGAAGCACAGAAACAATCAGTGATTATTCCTGCGGGCACCAGAATTTCTTTTGATGGTGCAATTTTATTTGAAACAAAAGAAAATCTGGAAATAAAAGCCGGGCAGACATACGGGGACGTTGAGGGAATTTGCACCACAGCGGGCGACGTCGGAAATAATCTGGCAGCGGGGCAGGTCAAAGAACTGGTTGACCTATACGACTACTACCAGAAAGCAGAGAACATCACGGCGACCAGCGGCGGCGCAGAAGAAGAGGACGACGCCAGTTATTATGAGCGTATGCGTGAGAGCATGGAGAGTTTCAGCACGGCGGGTCCTATTAACGGGTACATATACTGGACAAAGAGCGTATCACCAGCCGTGGCAGACGTGGCAGTGACAAGCCCAGAACCTTGCGTTGTAGACGTCCGGGTGCTTTTGCAGAATGGACAGCAGGCAACGTCCGGGGTACTGAAAGAGATTGAAGACGCCTTGAACGCTTCTGACATTAGACCACTTACAGACAAAGTGACGGTATCTGCACCGGAAACGGTAGCATTTGACATTGATGTGACTTTTTATATTCCACAGCCAGACGCAGCCAGCGCCACAGTTATTGCGGCAGCGGCAACGCAGGCAGTAGAAGAGTACGTGACATGGCAGACAAGCAAAATGGGGCGGGATATTAACCCATCATACCTAACAGCAAAGCTGATGGAAGCAGGCGTGAAACGTGTTGAAGTCAGAAAGCCAGTATTCACGGTTGTTGATGATATAAAGGTTGCAAAGCTGGGAAACAAAAGCGTTCTGAATGGAGGTATTGAAAATGTCTAAAACAATTTACAATGCCGATTATTCAGAGTGCCTGCCGGAAGCGCTAAAGAAAGACCCCAAAATGGTTGCACTGGCAAACGCCACGGCAGCAGCACTGTTGGACGCTTCCGGGATAATTGACAATGTGCTGATATATTCCAGATTTGATGAATTGCCAGAAGAACTGGTGGACATTTTGGCATACGACCTACACGTTGACTGGTACGACTACAATTACCCACTGGAAGCAAAACGGGATTTAGTGAAAAACAGTGTCAAGGTTCATAAGAAAATGGGCACAAAATATGCCATTGAAACAGCGCTGGGCAGTTTATTTCCAGAAAGCGAAGTGGAAGAGTGGTTCCAGTATGAGGGAGAACCCGGACACTTTCATATTGTGCTTGATGTGACAAACCAGAGAATAACGGCAGACTACGCAGCTATTATCCGGGCAGTGAAAATGTATAAAAGATTATCTGCACACATGGACGAATTGACCTATCAAGGACAGGTCCACGGCGTCATATACACCCACGGGGAGTATTTCAGATACAAAACACCGCTGACCGGAAGACTTAACGCCGGAACATACCCACAGAGAAACACAAAAGCCGGGATAGGCGCTGCAACCTATATTGTGGGAACGGAAGCAGCAGGCTTCATATTCACGGCACCAGCAGCAGGCACAAAGCCATACAGAAACACGGTATTTTCACAGCAGGCGGCGCATATCGACGCAGACACGGCGTTGAATACGTTTGGCTATACAAATACACCAGCAGGACGGATAAAAGCCGGAGAGCAGCCACAGAGAAACACCAGAGGGCAGACAAGCGGCGTCACAGTCACGGCAAGTGACAGAATGGAAGCACACCGCTTCACAGTTCCGGCAGCAGGAACCGTCCCGGAAAGAAGCACGGTGCAGCGGACACAGGGCGGCGCCGTAGGGACAAGCACGCAGGCAATGGGGTTTTCATACGGCGTCAAGCCGTGCGGAAGCCACAGGAAGATATAAAGGAGGTGAAAAGCCATGTTGACAACAGACGCAATCAATGATTTCAAAGATTTCATTGATAATATCATTGCCTATGCAAAAGTAACCGTCAACAGCGTTTCTGAAAAAAAGGTGATACACCGCCGGGAACGTCTGAAAGACGGCAGGGTTGCTGTATATGTACAGATTACCCCGCAGGTAAGCGGAAAAGCCACAGTGCAGAGGGTGCAGCTTTACAACAAAAACAATAAGTTGTGGGCTGACAAGGCGGTAAATATTCCGCTTAACAATGTACAAGAGGGCGTCTTGTACCGATTTACTTTTGATTTTACAGAAAAGGAGGTGTAACAGATGTACGAACAGAAGTTATGGCAAGACCATGTAACAGAGTTTGAAGACCGCTACACGGAAAGCAGAAATGATGATGGAACTATCACGCACACACCAGTTGAGGGGGAAATCATTCAGCAGGGAACACCGCAGAACGCAACCAACTTCAACCACATGGAAAACGGTATTTCCAATGCAACAGAAACGGCAGCGCTTATGGCGCTTTCTACAATCCACCACCAGCAGGCAATGGCTGACTTGCAGGGAGAAACAGCAACGGTGACTTTGAAGAATACGCAGCAGTACCCGTTCAACAATTCTACACAGTCAGTTGCGCTGAAGACTGAAAGAAACCACATGGACTACACCGTGGAAACAGAAATAGTGGACTACACGGGCGGTTTTCCGGGCGACATTGTTATTACAGAAAAGTTGCTGAATGGTTTTAAGATGGCACACACCGGAAGCGCAAAAAGCGTGACCGTAAAAGTTTATGTGAAAGGTGGGTTTTACTAATGGTAGCAGGTGTGATTATTAAGACAGAGGAACGCAGACAGCACGAAGAAGCGGTTATGCGTTCTTTTGGCGTGCAGGGCAGCGGGACAGCAGCACAGAGAGAAGCAGCGGAGGTTATCGCAGCCAGAAGCAGCGAGGTAGTAAGAAACCAGAATGGAGGTAGAAAGTATTATGGCTACTAATAAAATCAATGTAGTTGAAAAAACACCGGGCACACATATTGAATATGCACTGTCTGGCGGTAAAAAAATCACGTTCGGTGATGATGAATTAACAATCAATCTTGCCAGCCGTGAAAGAGATTTTGAAGTGTCACTGGACATTTGCATTGACGAAGAAGACGGCGTGGTGATTGGCACCGGAGGACGTGCGCAGAAGTACGCTGCGCAGATTGTTATTCCTGCCAGACGCTATGATGTTATCGAAGACGGAGAGGACGAAAACGGAGAACCGAAAGAAATTCCAGTGCCTATCCCGTTTGATATGTCGCTTTGCACACTTATTCTTTGGGGATTGGAGGTATAAAGAATTATGTCTAATTTTGATGATTTAGCAATGGCGGTTGCTTCCTTTGGGGGTAACAACGCAGTAAAGTTTGATGATTTGGGTATGCCGTCAATTATGGTGGGTATTCCAAAAATGAAGTATTCCGACATTATCACCGGAGGAACACAGGAAACATTGCCGTGGTGGATTGTGGACGGAGTAGAAAAAGAAGTTATCTGGGTATCAAAGTATATTAACGTCGTGGTCAATGACCGTGCATACTCACTGCCAATGAAAGACCCTAAAGCATACATTGACTTTGACACAGCGCTTGCAGTATGCCGCAGAAAGGGTGAGGGCTGGCACCTTAACCAGAACGGCGTTTTTGCTGCTATCAATCTTTGGTGCATGAAGAATGGATTTACACCACGGGGCAACACAAACTGGGATAGAAGCTATGAAAAGGCGTATGAAAAGGGTGTAAACACATACGTTGACGGTTCGCATGGCGGCGGCAGAACTGCAACGGGTTCTGGTCCGGTAACTTGGAACCATGACGGCAGCCCGGCTGGAATTGCCGACCTTTGCGGCAACTGCTGGGAGTGGGTATCTGGTATGCGCATTGTAGATGGTGAAATTCAGATTATCCCATACGGAAACGCCATGAAGTCTGACTGCAACATGGGCGCAAAAAGTACAGAGTGGAAAGCAATTAAGCCGGACGGCACACTGGTAGCACCGGGAACGGTTGGAACATTAAAGATTGACAGAACCAGTGCAAGTGACGCAACACTGCGTATCAACACAAGTGTCACGACACAGACAACCGACAGCAACGACACAAGCGTACCATTCAAAGATACAAAGGCGGTAAGCGGCGTAACCATTCCACAGATTTTGATTGCGTCCGGCTTATATCCAGACGCAGGACAGACAACGCCGGGCAGATTTTGGGCAAGAAATAACGGCGAAAGACTGCCTTTCCGGGGTTCGAGTTTCTACAACACTTCCTACGGTGGCGCTGGTGC